ATAATATCATAAGTGCCACTACCCCCGGAGGTGCCTCTAGTAACTGTGTTAGGGTCAGTCAGAGTCCATCTAAAAGAGCCATTAGCATAAGGGGCAGGGATAGTATCTACGATTAATCTAGTATCCCCTTCATAGACATAGATTTCAAAAGCTGTTTCTGTTAAGTCAGAAGCTTGAACAGAGCCATCACTTGCAGAGCTGACAGAAACGGTAAGAGGGTTAATATCTATAGTAATTGCACCGGTACCATCAACACCCTGGCGACCGCTCTTAATTACATAATACTCAATGCTAAAAGTTCCACCGGAGTTAGTGACTTCTGCTAGTAAATTATCATTTACGAAATCAACTTTGAACAGCTGCTTGTATGCGTACTTAGCTGTCTGAGTCTTAGTAGCATTTGTACGAGTATAAAGAACAGTATCGCTCTCAACAGACAAAACCTCTAAGTATTCTGCTCCTGAGACTTCCCCATATGAATTATTTGGAGAAACTTTGATTAAGTCGCCTTCACTGAAATCTGAAGTGAAGGAAGTACTAGAGCCAGAGATTTGGTTAGATCCGGCAGATGTAGAAACGGTACCTGTAACAAGCGAGAGCCCATTATTAGAGGCCCCATATTCTTTCCAATAACTTACTGTGAGTGTTTGCCCCGCGGTATTCTGTACTGTGGTATCTGTATGAGTTTCAAGAATTTTCCACGGGTCAGAGGTATCGCTATAATCGAATAGCCAGTAGGCTGTATCGCCACTGGATACGCTCGAGAAATCCACTGTAGATTGATTGGCAGTCGCAGAGGTAACAGAGTAGGCTTGGCCCGCGGTAGAAACAAAAGTATAATTACTATTGTCTACGGTCAAGACCCCCTCGTCAAAAGAAAGAGGAGAATTAATCGAGCCGCCTTTAACTACTTTTAGACTTCTATCATAAGAAAGCCCCGGCTGTTGAGTGGCTGAAACAGCTTGTGTAACTTCTGTCCAAGGACTAAAGTGCCCGGAAATATTTCTCACACGAACACGAACAGTGTACTCTCCAGCCCCCACATTACTATAAATTTCACTTGTACGAGAAGCGGGGATAACATTTATTGTACCTGCGTCTGCCCCAGATTTAGAAGAATAAAAATTATGCTGGACTTCATAAAAATCTATAAACCGATACCGCGTAGTTTCGCTATTTCCATTTGAATCAGTAAAGGTTTCTGTAGGTTCGTTCCAAGAAACAACAGCATCAAGAGCCCCCGAGTTTGACCCATCTCTTGCCCCAATAGCAGGCACGACTTCGATACGCAACCCCGTGACAGAAGGAACGTCTACATCACGAGAAGGAGTAGGAACATACGGAGGCACATAAACAGCCCATTGTTTTTCTAGCTCGTCATACTTCTGAGGCGCATACTTACTAGCAACAATAGAATACTTATTAATGCTATCTTCAGAAATTCCAAGAATTCTATACGTTACAGGGGCATCAACTCTTTGGTACTCATTAACATTAGACACTGCCCAAATAACTTCTGAGCTGGGGGCGGAAGAAAACGCAGAGGAAACCGACAAAGTAGATACGGTTGAAGCGCCTGTAGAAATTGGCTTAACCTCGAGACGAGAGTTAGGAGAAAAAGCAACTTGTACTTTTTCATTAGTATTCTCGTCATACAGATTTACTGCATCTTCTCGGTCTACGATTGCATTTCCGCTGTTATCTAAAAGAATTAAGTCGCCTCGAACATAGTTTGTGCTATTAATAGTTGCAGATGCCTGTTCGAGGTACGTACCTGCCTCCGGATAAATCAAATACAGATTATAACTTTCTCCAGCTTGAAGAACAACCTTTCTATCTAAATTAAGAGAAGTTGTTGTAGAGCCGGTACTCAATCTTCCACTAAATTCTACATTATCTGCTTTTGCATCTTGAATTTTAATTAAATCGCCAGGACGCAAAAATCCTGCATTGATAGAAGTTTCAAACTTAACAATCTCATTTTCAAATTGTGAAGTAAGTAAGTGCCATCTACCGACACGAGTTGCCTGTCCTTCAGATGTGCAACCAAAAGCAACAACATCCTTAGACATAATTTTACCGCGCTTTGCAATATCATCAATGTCATCTACAGTAGTTACATCTTGCTTATAGAACTGGTCAGGATCATTCCAAGTTACATTTACTTGGTTAACTCGTGCGCGCTGTCCTGTGCTTTCATAAGAAAACAAACCATCAATTACGTTACCTTGAGTAAACGTGTATACGGGCTCTTTCGGTCTATCTTGGACAGCCGTAATCTGCCCGTCAATCCAGTACATCATCCCTCGGAAAGTACTAGCAAGATCTTTTAGTACTTTGTATGCTTCTTGCTTGGATTGAAAATACACGTTGCAAGTAAATCGAGGCTCTGTTCCACCTTTTCCATTGGGAACCATCTCATCGCAATAACGAGCAATTTCATAAAGAGAAAAGACATCAATGTCAGACTCTTCAATATACTCGCCTAGACCATAGTTCTTATTTGTCAGAATATCATAAAATATCCAGGCAGGGTTATTCGTATAAACTTTACGGAAGTTTACATTTGTATCTGAGAGAGAAGAATCTCCACGAAAAGCCCCGTTCCAATACTGATACGTATTTGTGTCAATACCAGTAGTAACATTACGAGTATACTTTGCCTCCTGAGCAAGAGGGTTACTCGAATCTATTTCTTCTCTAGTAATATAGTTAGTAGGTACTCGTACCTTCTTACCACGAATATGATAACCTCTCGTAGGAATATTTGAGAAGTCCTCCGCATTAAAGGTAACGGCGGCATAAGCAGAATTCGGGTAAGAAAATTTATCAAAAATATTAGCCTGGATTGTTCTCAGTCTTGTAGTGAGAATAACTGTATCCGTTACAAAATTATTGTTGTAATCGTCAGGATTATCCGGAGTGGTTCTATAGAGGTCTAATTCCCAGTCATAAAGAGGCTGAAATTGTTGTAGATTTATCTTAAATTCTTGAAGAAAAGAGCCATTAGTCCTGCCCCGAATACTACCATTAGTATTTCGGTTAGGATCGTCACGACGAAAGCCTTGAGAGGGCCAAGCAGCAGGATTAGTAGGGCCTATAAGCGTAGTTTCTGTCCAAGAAGTCGCAGAAGCAGACTTCTTATAACGAAGAACTACACGAAATTCTGCTGTAGCAGAGTGCTGTCCTCCGTCTTTTTGAACGTAAAGAAGCCCAGCAGGGAACTCAAGAGTCAAAACAACCTGATCAATTTCTTGCTTTTGTGCAGCAGAAAGATTTAGGTAAGTAGACCCGTTAATTGTAACCGGAGCGGCAGTTCCTCCATGCGCACTCGACCACTGCAAGTCAGAAGCAGGCCCAGAGGCTATAAAACTTGCAGAAGGGGCAGCAGTAGAAAAACTAGGAATACTTTGATGAAGTGTACCTGCACGAAATGCAGCAGAAGTATTTCTAAAGTTATAAGTAGTACGAGTAGCTCTTGCAGGGGAGATCAAAGCTGTTGAAGTAATCGACCGCATTCCACCCGTAGCTACAGTACAAGTATCGTTATCAGTAATTCCTGTAATTTGTGCAAAGTAATCTACCTCTACTGCTGTGCCACTAGCAACCTGAGTAGAAAGCGGAGGAGAAACAATTGCTGTAGTACTATCAACTACTTCAATAATGGAGCCGACATACTCTGTACCATCGGGTCCAGCTCCAGGAATACGAATATTCTTAAACTCGGCCTGAGTGCCAAAAACTGCATTAAAAGTATTTAGTTCTTGAGATCCCGCAAAAGTAGCTCCGGTAACAGTAATTGTAGTATCATTCACATAGTGAATACTATCAAGAGTGCTCGCTCCAGCTGCCGATCGTATTTGAATATACCTTGCACCTTCTGACAAGTCAATTCCAGCAAAAAGATCAGAAGAAGCCTCTACAGTCGTGGTGCCGTCCGTAGTAACAGTTCCTGTTTTATAGCTAACCGTAGCCGATTTAGAAGGAGGAGCGATAGGAGTCTCGTTAAGATAAACACTCCCGTGGCCATTAACAAGACCCTCGATTTCCCCTTCAGAAATAAGGTCAAGCAAAAGAGCAAATTGTTGATTTAATCGAGTTCTATTGGTACTATCAATAACACTTGGCATTAGGGGATCTCCACGACCGGGTCTACGTTAAAAGTAATATTTCCAGGGATGCCTTCGCTATCTGTAAAACGAGGTAAGAGAGGCTGAATAAATCCGGTGGAATTTCCATTTGAAAAAGGAGTTAAGGAAAAAGAAGAGCTAATTACTGCACCTCCAACTATAAGTTCGCCATATGCTACTGGAACAGGAAGACCTTGCTTTACATTGTTTACGGGACCGTCAAAAAGATAGGCTTCGTTAGTTTCTGCTCCGTCTGTTTCTGGTCCTGGAGAGAGCAATTCCGTAACACCAGATAAGGCTAAATTTACAGCAAGACTTGCTGCGACCATACCTGCTGCATTAAGACCGCTGTATACAGTAACTGTCTGAGTACCTAGAGTTTTTGTTGCTGTGCCTGCAAATACTTGAGGAAACATAATTATAGCTGCAACAATAGCAACAGCTGCCAAGACCTTACCAGTGCCTCCTTTAGAGCCAGTAGGCATTTCAGTAATTACTATATCTTCTTCTTTTAAAGATAGTAAAAAACTATCTTCATTTACAAATTCTTTTCCGCGTTGAATTTGAAAATCTATTCCCTTATCGGCGGCTTCTAAAAGATATTCTCGAAATCCCGGCGTCTGACAGCTAATCAGCTTAAAAATATCTGGAAGGGTTTTACAATGAACCTCCCATTTTTTGCCAAACTTTTCTATTCCACCGTTTAGATAAACTGTTTGCATCTTATAAATCTCGTAATATATTTACCCCAAAAGGAGTGAATAGACTCTCGGCAGGAAAGGCGATCTACCGCGTGGTGCATAAAAATATCTTCTCCCAGATAAACTCCACAATGGTTAGGAATAGGAGACATAACACTAAAAATAATCATATCATGCGGTTGTGGCGTATCTACTGTTACAAAACCAAAAGAGTCCTGCAAATCATCGAAGTAGTTGATTCCTTTCTCCCAAAAATTATCCTCAAAAGGGATTGCAGGTAAGTCTATGCTTAAATCTTTATAATAATCTCTTACAAGAGAATAACAGTCATTTTGTCCAAACTTATATTCTTTTCCCAGCAGGGGCTGTCTTATCTCTTTCGGCTCATAAACATAAAGCTCACAACTAGGTATGGCGTATATCCAATAAGGAATACCAAGAAAATCAGATGCTTGCTTATCTCTTTCACTCGGCTCAGGAGAGGAGTCAGGGTGGCTATGTACGATTGCATGAATGTCGCCCTGCATACTCGCTCGAATATAATCTTGGGCGGAGATACGAAAATCTTCTTCAGGTCTTTCAGCAACATTCTCACAAGGAAACCACTCCAACTTACCTCGCTTATTTAAAAGAATGCCACAGGCTTCATTTGGATAAGCATCAAGTAAATCTTCAATCATCGGTACTGCCTCGAGGCAGGGAATCCTCCAAACGGAAGACTTACGTTACGATTATTGTTTTGGGTAGCCCCGCCGTTGGTATCAGGTATTGCATGAAAACGAAGAGAGCATGAAGTAATTTTCTTTCCGCAAGCATCCCCTCTAGTCCACCAAGCGTTTGCCTCTGGAGTAGACTCATGATCGTCCGCGTCCTGAGTAATATTTTTTACTTTCCATACTTCATTAGAGTAGACTACATAATCATTATAGTCCGTATCTGTATAAGCACTATACGCTGTAGAGCCGCTATAAGTAGAATAGGTCCTTACACGCCTCCAGCGAACATCTGACTCTGCTGGAGTTGACGTAGTAGTTTGAATACACTGCCAATATTCCGTTATTGAGGATACGGAAGATAGAGAACCATCACTATTTACCTTGGAAAAACTTGGACTAGAATTTGTAGTAGAATAATAAGACCCCGCGGTAGCAGAGCCAGAAAAAGCGGTAAAAGATATAGAGGTAGGTACTATATATTCGTCTTCACTATTTACGTAAATAGGGTAAGTTGTGCCATTCAAAGTAATCGAAGAATTCCAAGTACAACCACCCACTTTGTTCGGTAGCGTTACAGAAGCGTTAGCGCCTTTGTACCTCCAGGGACAGCCCCCTCCAATAATTTGTCTTTTAGGAAGAGTCATGCCTGCGAGATCAAAAGGTGCTGCAAGCTCAAAAGTTACCTGAAGAATATTTCTCTCTTTAATTCGGTCAATAATATAAGTAGTTTTTGGGTACTCTACAGGAGCGTTTCCAGCTCCCGAGTCTTCGCTTTCCCCTACTAAGTACTTTTTTAGAGTTACTCTACGAGTAATCCTCTGACCAATTAATTCTTCATATTCTATGCCAATTGCGTCAGAAAATACGCTACTAATATTTGCAACAGTAAGAGTAGGTCTCGAGTAGGCACCATCAGAAGAAATATCAAACCCGTCTGTCTCTATAGGCATCGAAGTATATGCTTGAGCAGTACCTGTAGAATCTCTAAACTCGATATCACCTTGGTTAGGAGTAAAGTATGCAAAAGACCCAGACTCATATTCTAGATCATAAAGAATAACTAGCTCAGAGCCAGGATCTTGCTTTTGTACTGCTGTTATAATATCACTCACGGCTCATATACTCTTCTAAATGTAGCATCACAGCTGTAAAAGTCATCATTAGTATAAGTAAGAGAATAATCGTCACAAACTACTTTAATTGTTGTTTCAGTAGCTCCACCCGCAGCATTAGTATCTGGAATAACAAAATTAAAAGCAGTAACTCCTTGTAAAGAATCAAAGTAGCCAACAATATCATCAATTTCTGCTTTTGTTCTGGTATTAAAAGACACAGAGTAGCTTTCATTTAATGGATTAATACCTTGTGCAACTCTTTGCTCGTAGCCATCCCCAAAAGAAGCCATGTAAACTCTAGGCTTTGTTTTTCGTTGCATAGTACGATCAGGATTGATTTGACGACTTCCATAATCGGATGAAGTTGCGAAGCCAAGTGACATTATGCTGCTCCATAGGGGCTAAGAATACCGCCGGGTCGTTTTTGTCTCTGAAGTTCTTCTTGAACTGCGTTAGCAATAAATTTGCCTAGTTGACCTGTTTGTTGATCGTCCATTTGAGTCTGGGTCTGGGAATTACCATTATTATCTACAGAAACATTCACTGTGACATTATTTACTCCCGCGCTACCAGCAGGCATAGAGACAGGAATAGAACGGCCATCAGGAAGCGGAACAACTGCTTCATTATGCCGACCTTCACCAACTAGGAAGGTGGGCTCTTTTACGATTCCTCCAGAAGCATATCCGCGAGGCATAACACCCCCTCGTGCAAGACCGAAGAAACCTCCAATGAAGCCTCCGATACCTCCAGCTCCGCCACCAAAAATACCGCCTAGCAGGTCTGAGAACAGAGTACCAAAACCCTTTAAGCCATTTCCAAATACACCAGCAAGAGACTTAAGAAATGGAGCGTCTCCACTAAAAAGCCCTTTTAAAGAATTTAAAAATGGTCCAAATACGCCGCCCATTCTACCACTAGTGGTTTGAGTATCATTACCTTCCGTAACGGATACTTGCCCCTGTGCCCCAAATAAGTATCTCTTCATGCTAAAGCCAGAGCCTTCTGTATTTAAGTCGCCGATAGCTTTTGTTGCTTCGGGAGGTAAAGAACTCTGAGTAGGAGAAACAGGGGTAGTTTTGCCCATAGCTCTTGCAGCTACAGAACCAAAATAGTTTGCTCCGTCTATCATAGCATTTTTAATCTTTTCTGCAGGGTCATCGCCTTTACCAAAAATAAACTCACTAATTCTGGTTGTAAATTGTTTCGCGAGACTATCAGCCACAGAATTAAGGGTTGCTTCGGCGATATTTAAAACGAGAGTCTTAATATTTGTTTCTTGACCTTTAATAAGCTGCTGAAGCGCTGTATTAAGAGAACCCTCAAATGCTTGAATAGCATTATCTCGCATTTGAATTAGTTCATTGTTCTGTTGTTTTAGTATTTCTAGTCTTTTTTGATCTAAAGCTATCTCTCTTGCTAGAGCTTGAACTGTTCTTACTGCATTTTCCACAGAAAGCGGGTCATCTATATCTACCGAAGCCATAGCCGCACGAATTTGTAAACGCTTTTGCTCAATTGATAAAGCAGTTTCTTGTTCACGCAACAGAGCACTCTGTCTTTGAGCTGCCATAGTTACTTGGCTCTCCAGTCCGAGTCTTTGTAAGGCCAAAGCATTTTGCTTATCGAGCAAAGCAATCTCATCATCTCTTAATGCTTGAAATTGTAATGCAGTTGCTCTAGCAAGAGCTAAACTTCTAACTGCTAGTGCATATTCTTTTAGTTTTTGCTCGTAATACTTATCATTAGAGTCCAACTGGCTAGCAAGTACTTTCAGATCTGCGGCACGGGCCTTTGCGAGCTTTTCATTTAGGTTAAGAACCGTTTGTATAGGGGTTGCATTAAACTGATTATTTAGAGCGTCTCTCGCTCTAGTTTCTTGCTGAACTAGTTCTTTGATTTCGGCGCTTCTAGCAGCTTGTTCTGCATAGGTATCTACAAGCTGTCTTAAACTACCAAGCTGTTCGTCTGTTACACCCTTATTAATATCAATGCTATTTGCTAACTCTAAAACTCCGGGCACTACTTGGCCCACGGTAGTTAAGTACTCTTTTAGCCCTTGGTTAGCATCTATGGCTTCTTGGCTAAGACCTGCTACTGTAGTGACTACTCCAGCGCCTGAACCTCTTCCTGCTCGTCCTCTTAGTTTGGTATTAGTTTTTATAACTTCTTGAGGAAGTTGACGAATGACAGCAATTTGATCTTCTAAAGTTTGTAAACTTATAGAATTTGCAGCATTTCCAATAAACTCAAGTTCCTCCCTTAGAGTTCTAAAAGGTACTTCTTCTATCCTACGACCCATCTTTACAAAATCATCGGCAGAACTTTGTAGGGCTTGCGAGTTTGCTTCTGCGGTTTCTTTTAGCTTTTCATACTCTTCATTAAAAAGCCCGAGCTTTTTTCTAGCAGCATCAAATATTGCAGTAAGAAGCTCCCAAGCAACTATAGCTAATCCAATAACACCCGCCATTCTAGATAAGGCTCTTGCCGCTCTTAAAGCACCTACTTTAAATCTTTCAATAGCTATGCCGGCTTTTTGGAATCTGAGTTTTGTTTTTTCTACCTTTAATCCCAAAATATCCATAGAGGTGCCTAGCTTTTCTGTAGCTTTCGCATTTCGATCCAAAGTTTCAGAAATTCCTACAATACCTCTATCAAGATTTTGCATTCTTTTATTAAGAAAGTCATTTTCTTCTGCTAGATCAGTTACACTTGGGATTACTGAACTAAGAATAGAAGATGCAAAAAGGCCGAAAGAAGCTGCGGCTGCAAAAACGTTTTTAGTCAATACGTCGGCAATAAAATTAGCTGGGCCGACGAGTGCAGTACCTATCTGACGAGCTACAGCTTCTAAAGATACGGCTAGTTTATTCATGGAGTTTCCTACTGGGTCCATGATAGCATTAATTTTTCCGTATCTTTCTTCTACCTGACGAAGAACGTCATTCGTTACAGCTTGAGTTCTTTGGTAGGCTGTTAAGTCATTCCTGTTGACATTCAGGCTTCTAGCATATTCACGTGTCGCGTCTTCAAGGCGAAGAATAATACCTAATTCGTCTAGCAATTCAGGCTCGGCTTTAGTAACACCACGAATAAGACGATTAAAAGAATCAGTTAGGTCTCTTCCAAGAGTCCTAGAGACAGTAAGAGCGGCTGAACCCAACTCTTTTAGTTGATCTCCAGAAAGTCCTGCTGCAAGTGAGATTGCTGTAGCTCTAGAGGCTTCCGTAAAGGTGATCTGATTATCAGTAGCAGCTTGAAGACTTTTAGCAAGAGACTGGTAGGCGACACCAGTAGCCATTGTTAGTGCTTCTTGCCCTTGCAACAATTGCAAATAATCTGCGGATTCTCTTAAAAATCCAAAAGCGGCCTGTGCAGCAAAAAGGTTAGCAGCAAGAGTTGCATATGCAGGTACAAGACCACTAGTAATTCCCTGAGCCTGCTTAGAGAAATTTTTAGTAGCATTGGATGAAGCCTTAGCAGCTCCTTTTAGTCTTCGGTCTGTTGTCTGAGCATTGTTAGA